TGTTCTTTGTACTTGAATTTTGCCATTTGTTATTTTGTTTTTGTAATTCAGAAAATAGTTGTACTTTTGTGGTCTCTCACCCCCTAAAATACAATACCGCAGGCAACAGAAGACTTAATGTCCTCCGTAGCCTGCGGGTGTATTTTTAAATGGGGTGAGAGCCTTTAAAAAGCGGAGGACATTTTTATACTGCTTGTCTTCCTATTTTAGCAGTGTTTAAACTTCATTTAAAAGCTGTTTAAATCTTCCATCGAAATGGCTTGTATTTCCAACATATATAGACTACTAACAAGGCGAGTAGCAAGAGCCAAAGGATGTGCCTTATAGTGCTGTTTTTTACTTGTTTGTTCACTTGTTTGTGTTGGGTATATTTGTGCTTTTGCGCTTCGGTTTTTGTCTGTATCTTCGTATTATATAAAAGGGTACTATCAGCCTGCTGTAGGCTCTTAGAATGGGTGTTTGTAGCTTTAATTTTCACCTTTCCGTTTGTTACCCTTATGGTCTCGCTATCACCGTCACGAATACGGGTGTAGATGAGTTCACGTGGCTTGCCTACACTATCGGT